GACGAGCTGCAGCTGGAGGGCCTTCAAGTGGCTCGGCTCGAGGCCCGAAGCGGCGAGCTTGGCGAGGGCTAATTTCTTGGTGTCTTCGGTGAAGGTGAAGGACGAAAAAGGGTCGGGTGAGCCGCGCCGAGCTGCCATGGGAACCTTTCGCAAGAACCCGCCGTGTCGGGACTTTAAGATCACGGTCGATATTTGGTCTACAGGACCGAGATAGTACTCGACCGCAGCGCGTTTGCGCTACCAGCCGGCCCGGTGGGCGGAATTGTCGCTGCAACGGCTTGAAAAATAAACGTAATTTTTTGAAGTCTCATAGTCCGCGAAGTCTCATTTTCGCTATCTTCTATTCTTCCCTAGTATCTCTTCCTCCACAATTACCTATTTACAAGTAGGTAAGAATAGAAGATAGCAAAAATGAGACTTTAGCGACTATAAGACTCTGCCCAAAAGTGATGAAAGTGGCCGGCCGGCGGCCCGCCTGCGCGGCCCGCGGCCCGCCTGCGCGGCCCGTTCGAGCGCGCAAAGCAGCGCCAAGCTACAATGCGTAAACTTTCACAGCTTGCACGATCACAAAACTTTTTCACTATGCCCCAACGTTCGCGCAAGATCACGAAGAGCGTCGTGCAGCGCACAGCCAGTCCGCTCGCAGTCAAGGTCACGGACCAGGTTCGCCGCGTCCTCGACTGGTACGCCGAGGGCCGCACGCTGCGCGAGGTCGCCGAGCTCAGCGGTCGCTCGGTGCCCTGGGTCCACGCGCGCATCATCGAGGCGCTGGCCGCGATCCCGCTCCAGGCCGCCGAGCGCCTGCGCCAGATCGAGTGCGCCAAGCTCGACGAGGCTGAGCAGCAGACCCTGATGCTGCGCGAGCGCTTCCACCTCAAGCTCAGCAACGGGCACGTCGCGTGCGTGCCGGTGTTTAACGCCGACGGCACGCCGAAGATGCGCCCGAAGTACCACCCGCGCACTGGCAAGCCCTTGGTCGACGAGGCCACCGGCGAGCCCGTGCTCGAGCAGGAGACGTCGTACATCGAGGACATCAGCCAGGTCCTCGAGTGCGACGCGCACCTGCTCAAGATCCGCAAGCGACGCGCTGAGCTCCTCGGCCTCGATGCGCCGATCAAAACCAGCCTGACCGACCCCGAGGGCAATCCGCTCCTGCCCAACCAGGCTCCGATGCAGTTCAACATCACCTTCGAGGCGCCTCGTGGCGATAACGAAGCAGCTGCCCCCGCTCGGCAACCGCGGAAAAGGTATCAGTACGACCGCCAAGGAGCGCTTAAGGCAGCGCCAGCTGAGCCCTCCGCCGCCGGTTAACCTGGCGTTCCCTGCCAAGCTCCAGGGCCTCTTCCGGCCCGCGCGCTACAAGATCATGTACGGCGGGCGCGGCAGCGGGAAGTCCTGGGCCGCGGCCCGCGCGCTCCTGATCCGCTGCGCCCAGCAGCAGACGCGCTGGCTCTGCGCGCGCGAGATCCAGGTCTCGATTCGCGAGTCGGTGCACAAGCTGCTGTGCGACCAGATCTACTCGATGCAGCTGGGCCACGCCTTCACGATGACGGACACCGAGATTCGCGGCCGGTACACCAACAGCACGATCGTGTTCGCGGGCCTGCGCAACAACATCACCAAGATCAAGTCGATGGAGGGTCTCGACGGCGTGTGGGTCGAGGAGGCCGAGAAGGTCAGCGAGATGAGCTGGCAGGTGCTCATCCCGACGGTGCGCAAGGAGGGCTCCGAGATCTGGGGCACGCTCAACCCGGACCTGGTCACGGACCCGACGTACCAGCGCTTCGTGGTCAACCCGCCGCCCGACTCGTGGGTGCAGAAGCTCAACTGGGAGGACAACCCCTGGTTCCCCGACGTGCTGCGGCGCGAGATGGAGTACGCCTACCGCGTCGACCCCGAGGCCGCCGACTGGGTGTGGGGCGGGAACTGCCGCACCAACACCAACGCGAACGTGCTGCGCAACCGCTACCGCATCGAGCCCTTCAGCGACTCGCTGTGGCGCGAGGCTGATCGGCTGCTGTACGGCGCCGACTTCGGCTTTGCCGTCGACCCGAGCACGCTGATCCGGTGCTTCATTCTGGGCAACCGGCTGTACATCGAGTACGAGGCCTACGGCATCCAGGTCGAGCTGCTCGACATGCCCCGGTTCTACTCGCGTGTGCCGTACGCGCGCAAGTGGCCGATCAAGGCCGACAGCGCCCGGCCCGAGACCATCAGCCACTTGCGCGGCGCCGGGTTCTCGATCAGCGCCGCGACCAAGTGGCCCGGCAGCGTCGAGGACGGCATCGCCTTCCTGCGTGGCTTCGAGGAGATCATCATTCACCCGCGCTGCAAGCACACGGCCGAGGAGGCGCGGCTCTACTCGTACAAGGTCGATAAAATCACGAACGAGGTGCTGCCGGTCATCGTCGACAAGCACAACCACTGCTGGGACGCCGTGCGCTACGCGCTCGACGGGTACATCACGCGGCGCGGCGACGTCGGGCTGTACGAAGCCATCGGGCGCCAGGCCGACGAGGCCGCGCGTCAAGCAGGCTCGACGCCGTCGACCACCGAGGAGGAGTTCATATGACCGCTGCCGATCTGCTGACCAAGTGCGAAGCCTTCGGGCTCACCGTGCGTGTTAAGGATGAGCGCCTGGTGGTGACTCCGAAGGCGCGACTGACCGAGACGCTGCGCTCGGAGCTCAAGCGCCACCGCGCCGCGCTCATCGACGAGCTCGAGCGCCGCAGCGCCGAGGCCGCCAGCGGCGCGGCCGAGATCGGGCCGCCTTCGCTCGCCGAGGTTTGCGCCCAGCTCGCCGAGCCCGATCCCGCGCTCGACCGGGTGTACCCGGACCGCGCCGAGGGCACGGCGGTCATCAACGCGCTCCTCAACGTCGGCGCGTTCAACCCGTACCAGCGCCGCGTGGCCGAGCTGCGCGCCCAACCCCTTCATCTCAAAGGCTTGCTCACGCCGCTCGGCGTGCCGGTGCAAAAGGGAACGACGAAGCGCTGAGCTCGAAGTACAATGCGCGCACAGTCACTTTCGGGAGCGCGCCGTGTTCGACTTTCTCAAAGCTCTGCTCCTCGACCTCGGCTTCATCGTCGTCTTGTGCACGGTCCTCGCAGGCGTGGCGGTCTACCTGTTCCACGCGACGCCCGAGCGCACGGCATACCACCCGGCCTGCGGCGAGTGCCGCGATCTGCAGCCTACCCTTCGCTGACGATTTACCCATGGCGTTGCTGCGTGTTGAGCTCCTCGCGTACGACACGGCCGCGAGGCTCGAGACCGGCGATCGAACGCTCGTCTTGAAAGGAGGTGATCATCTGCTGGTCGACCTGGCTCGCGTCGGCGACCGGGTTCTGATCGAGCTCACCAGCGCGCCGGCCGCCTTCCGTGACAGGGCGCTCGACGCCGAGCTCGATCCCACCTGCTCGACCGTTGGGCCGGTGCCGCAGAGCCGACGCGCCGGAGCGTACACCGTCGAGGCCGACGGCACCGAGAGCTACGCGCGACCCGCGCCGCCTAAGCCGCGCGCGAAGTGGCACCCGTAATCAAGAATCAAGGATTCAAGTTAGAATCACCGCGACCCACCACCGGGAGCTCGGCTCATGGCCAACGGACACGGCGGACGACGGCCCGGGGCTGGCGCGCCGCGCAAGCGCGTGAACATCAAGGACCTGGCGGCCCAAACGCGTGACGCCGAGGCCCAGGAGCGCGCGAGCCGAGCGGCGGCCGGACGCGGCCGCGAACCCACCGGCAGCGGCGCGAGCATTGAGGCTGTGCGCACGCTCGATGCCTTCGTCAACTACGCCAACAACCTGGGCGTGGGCGCCGATAACATCCTCACTACGAGCTCGGCCTCGTTTGCGCCGCTCACGCGCATTCGCACGGTGCTCGAGTGGATGTATCGCGGCCAGTTCATCTGCAAGAACGCGGTCGACGTCGTCGCTAACGACATGACCCGGCAGGGCGTCACGATCCGCGGCGAGATGGACCCGACCGACATCGAGGCGCTCAGCAGCGAGGCCACCGCCAAAGCGATCTGGCTCCGCATCAACGAGACGATCAAGTGGGCTCGGCTGTACGGCGGCTGTCTCGCGTTCATGATCGTCGACGGCCAGGACCCGGCCACGCCGCTGCGGCTCGAGACCGTGGGCCGCGACCAGTTCAAGGGCCTCCTCGTGCTCGATCGCTGGATGGTCGAGCCGAGCCTCGAGCGCTTGGTCACGGACCCGAACTCGACGGACCTGGGGCTCCCGATGTTCTACCGCATCACGGCCGACGCGCCCGCGCTGCCCCGCCTCCTGATTCACCACACCCGCGTGCTGCGGCTCGAGGGTTCGAGCCTGCCGTACTGGCAAAAGCTGCAGGAGAACCTGTGGGGCCTGTCGGTGTACGAAACCATCCAGGACCGGATCACGGCCTTCGACCTCGCCACGACCGGCGCGGCTCAGCTGGTGAACAAGGCGTACATCCGTACCTACAAGATCAAGGGCCTGCGCGAGATCATCGCCGCGGGTTCGCAGCAGGGGCTCAACGGGCTCAGCCAGTTCATGGACCTGATGCGCCGCTACCAGGGCATAGAGGGCGTCACGATCATCGACGGTGAGGACGAGTTCGAGGGCCACGAGCACGGCACGTTCGCGGGCCTCGCCGAGATCATCGACGCCTTTGCTACGCAGCTGAGCGGCGGGCTCGGGATTCCGAAAACCAAGCTCTTCGGCGAGTCGCCCGGCGGGCTGAACGCCACCGGCGAGTCGGACATGCGCAATTACTACGACCTGATCCGCGCCCAGCAGATGGCGACGCTCCAGGTGCCGATCACCACGATCTACCGGCTCATGGCTCAGTCGCTCGGCATTCAGGTGCCCGAGGACTTCGCCATCGAGTTTAATCCGCTGTGGCAGCTCTCCGAGGAGGAAAAAGCGCGCTCGGCGAGCGAAATAACCAACGCGGTGCTCGCGGCCAGCAGCGCCGGTGTGATCAGCGACCAGATCACGCTCAAGGAGCTGCGGCAGCAAAGCACCATTACCGGTGTGTTCACGAGCATCACGGACGAGGACATCGAGGCGGCGGACGACGTCGCCGCGCCTCCGCCCGCGCCGCTCGGCCCCGACGGGCAGCCGCTCGATCCGAGCGCGGCGCCCGGGGAGCGCGGCGGTCCGGGCGAGGCCTTCGGCAAGGCCAACGTCGAGCGCGACCCGCGCGCGCAGCCCTCGGCGGTCAAACCTGGGCCGGGCGCCGAGCCCGACGCGCCCGGCGAGGACATCAAGGGCGGCAGGAGCCAGGACGCGGCTTTTGGCCCGGTCACGCTCAACGTCTGGGGCATGCCCATTCACATCGAGACCTTCGCGGGCCAATCGCGTCGCGGCGTCGATCGCTTCACCGGGCAGCCCTGGGAGGCGATCATGCGCGCCGACTACGGCTACTTCATTGGCACGTCGAGCGCCGAGGGGCCGACCGAGGGCATGGACTGCTTCGTGGGCGGCGACTACGCGAGCCCCACCGTGTTTGTCATCGACCAGGTGGACCCCGCCTCGGGCGCGTTCGATGAGCACAAGGTAGTCGTGGGCGTTCGCACGCTGCACGAGGCGCTCGACCTCTATACGCGCTCGTGGTCCGACGACACGGCGATGCGGCACGTCGCCGCGATCACGCCGCTGTCCTGGGCCCGGTTCCAGGAGTGGCTGCGCGAGGGCGACGTTACGAAGCCGTACTGCCCGCGGGTGCGGTAGTGGACTGCCTGCGGTGGATCGCGCCGCTGGTGCTGCTCGTGGCTCTGGGCGTGGCGCTGGCGCTCGAAATCGCGTGGGAACTGACCGACTGGTGGCGGAGGGACTGATGAAAAAGCACATTCACGTCTGGTTGCATTCAGCGCGCTCAATGCGCGACGGCGAGCAGGGGCGCGACCCCGACGGCAAGTTTGCCGCGGCCGCCTCGGGGAAGGCTCACGCCGCGAGCGAAAAGGCGAAGATCAGCGGCGCCCGCGAGGACCACGAAGCCGCGGCCAAGGCGCACCAGGCGGCGGCCAAGCACTACCCGCCGGCCCACCCCGATACCGAGGTTGTCAAGAAAAACATCCACCACACCACGATGGCCCGGGTCCACCGAGACGAAGCCCTGTCCTCGGCGAGCGGCGGGCGCTGGCGGCCGAAGCTTTGACCTGATGCTTACCACCGACGCCACGCGCCGAGGAACCAAGCGCCGCGGGCCCACGCCTTTCGAGCGCCCCGCGGTCGATACCAAGGCCGCGCGCAAGGCCGCGCGCGAGCGCTTCGTCAAGGCGCGCCGCGCCGAGAAGCAGTACGGCCAGCGGCTCCGCCAGGTGGCCAAGCAGGTCGGCGACCTGATCAAGGGCTTTGCTCCGCAAGGGGTGGTCACGAACCCGGCCGGGCTCGACGAGGCCCTGCGACGCTACGCCCAGGCGCTCGAGCCCTGGGCCCGGGCGGTCGGCGCGCGCATGGTCGCCGACGTGGCGCGCCGCGACCAGGCGGCCTGGGCCGAGGCCTCGGCCGAGCTTACCCGCAACCTCGCGCGCGAGGTGGCCACCGCCCCGATGGGCGCCGCGATGGCCGCTGACCTCGAGCGGCAGGTAACGCTGATTACCTCGCTGCCGCTCGAAGCCGCTCAGCGCGTCCACGAGCTCACGACCGAGGCGCTGGTCGCTACGAGCGCGCGGGCGAGCGAGATCCGAGACATGATCCTGGCCTCGGGCCACGTCACCAAGAGCCGGGCCATGCTGATCGCGCGGACCGAGGTGGCACGCACGGCCACGGTGCTCACGAGGGCTCGCGCCAAGCACATTGGCTCGCCCGGGTACATCTGGCGCACGAGCGCCGACCCCGACGTGCGCAAGGACCACCAGGAGCTCGAGGGGCAGTTCGTGGCTTGGGACGACCCGCCGATCGCCGACCAGCGTACGGGCGCGCGCGCCCACGCGGGCAGCATCTATAACTGCCGGTGCTACGCCGAGCCCGTGCTGCCCGATGAGCTATAATCACCGCCGATCAACCTGCTCGAAGGAGCACCTCATGAGCCTGCTCGTTCAAGTTCTCCTCGCGGTGTTCTTT